TGAATACCAAGATTAATGTTTTTAAGAGCATTTTCAAGACGAGCAGATTGAGTAATTACTTCCAATTGTTCATTAGTCTTTTCAGCATTAACTACAGATAAATCAGATAGACGAATATAATTACCTAATGTATCATTTTTAAGTTTATAGTCTAAACCAAGCAAAGAGCCTTGTTGCTGTAGATTATTAGTTTCAGCACTCATCTGATTAAACTTAGCACCATTTAGGCGGTCAACCCAACCAGCTTCTGCACGATTCTTTTGTGCTTGTGAGAGTGCTAACTCATTTTGTGCATACTGCGCAACTACATTACCAATTTGAGTAAACGAGTTTTGGATAGCGTCACCCATACCAAGCGCAGGGGCTACCTGTGCAGTATGAAGCTGAGGAGCCTGTGCAGATTGCAATGAAGATTGAACATTACCAGTTTGAACATTACCAGCAGCAATATATGGGTTTATACCAGCATCTTGATAACGTTGCATCTGTGCAGCAGGAGTATTATACGCTTGCATTTGATTGTACATACGTTCGTTAAATGCGTTTTGTTCTTGAAACATTTGATACTGTTGCTGATTTGTTTCACGTGCGATTTGCAGATTAGTAGCATTAGCCTTATCAACTTGAGACTTATTGGATAATCCACCAAACAAACCACCTAATAACGAAGCACCGCCACTAATAAGAGCAGCACCAATTTGAGGATTCATAAGCAATTTTTTTTTAATTAACGTAAAAGTCCCTACAATATTGCAGGGACTAATAAAAAATTATTCTGCAGGTGCTGGGTCTGCAGGTGCTGGGTCCGCAGGCGCTGGGTCCACAGGAACAGGGTCAGAATCAACATTACGGAGTTGGTCAACAAATTCACGATATCTTTCCATTTCTACAGGGTCAGACATATAACGTGAAGGTATAAGCGAAAGTATATCATCATCTGATAGACCAGCAGGAGAAGAAACACCTTTAATATTAGCCAACTGAGACAATATAAGCTGACGTTCTGAATCAGTAGTATCACCACTGAACAGACGACTAATCATATCATCACGATGACCTGTTAAAGGATTAATAGGGCAAACAGTGTTAAACAACTCATCATCAACGATTGACAAACCATTGTTTAAACCATTAACTGAAACAGGAGGTTTTGGAATATCAAAACAATCCTTTGGCATTCTATTTAAATGATAATCGAACATAACAACATAAATTAAAGATTAGACAATCCAGATACAGACATCGGACGTACGGCTTTAACATCGAAAAAAGAATTTACCATAAAATGGTCCGAAAGTTGAGCGGAAGTAGTAAAAATAGAATTTAAAATACCAGGATTGATATAAAAGTGAGCAGGAGACCAAGGAGAGCGCACAGCTTCTTTACCAGCAGACTTACCATCAAATCCAAAATCAAAACGAGGTGAACACCAATAAGAAAGAGATTGACCACTTTCAAAGTCACCAAAAACAAGGTCACGAGCAGTTTTATACTCATTATAACGAACTTGCCAGCCAAGCAAACGATTATTAGCGTCAGCAGTGTCTTTAGGATAACCAGCAGCAGTATCGGACGCATTAGCAGTATAGTTAGGGTCACGAACTGACATCATCAAATCAGAAGATAAAACAGGTTGATAACCAAGGTCGGCAAACTCTGGCTGGAAAAACTCTTCACGCTTCAATTTACGATTGAATGGGTCAAGATAAGAAGCATTGTACTCAGATTGAGGAGCAACAGAATAAATGCACATAATAAGACCATGCTCTTTCGCATCGAAAGAAATTGGACCACTATTAAGCATACCAACACCTTTACCAGCTAAAGTACCAAGACCAGCACCACCAGAACCAGAAGAATCAGAAGTAGCAGTAATCTCACTGATAGCAATAGAATTATCAAAGCCACCAAGGAAACGAGCTTCACCAGCACGACTTTCTGGAACTTTAAAACCAAAGTGAGCCTCTATCTGTGAAGAATAATCCAAACCATTTGCACGTCTGGTTGCTTCGAGCATTTTATCAAGCGCAAAAGCAGCACGCAAGTCTGCTACAGAAATATGAAGTTCAGAAGACGAAGAGCGTGACATCTCAACAGGTTTACCAACATCTGAACGATGAACAGCAAGATCAGAAGACTTACCTACATAGTCGGGAAGATTGAATATGCCTTTATCATAATTAGGAGTTGGTTTCATAGAAGTTAACCAATCCTTTGAATAAGGACGATAACGCATCTGACAGAACGTAGCTGCAACCTCTTTACTAATCGTAAGATTAGTGTTATTGGCGAAATCGTCAATATTAAACGAACGTACATCAGCAGCAGACCAATCTTGAACACGATAGAAATCGTTAAATATCTTCTGATAAGCAAGAAGACGGAAAGGAGATACAGCACAAGGGAAAGTAGTCAAAAGCTTACCATTAGTAGGATTTACACTTTGACGACTTAAAGACGCACCAGAAGATGAAGAATAACCAGTAGTAAGGAATTGATAACCTTTAAAACCACCAAAAGACGAATTACCATAACCGAGCAAATTAAGCAATTTAAAAGCACCATCATCATAAGGGTAACCTTGACTATCTTTGCCAATTGACTTAAGATAAGCCAATAAATCAGAAAGCTGAAAAGACGGAACACTTTCACAAATAGCAGTATAATCTGGTTTTGTAGAAGACTTTAGATTAATACCATTTAAAGCAGAGTTAGGGTTAGGAGTACCAACAATAAACTGGTCAAACCACTGCCAAAGAGACTTATAAGACACAAAGAAAAAGTGATAATACTCTTTCATACGTGCATAAGCAGCTGTATTAACAGGTGTAGTACGAACAATGTCTTGTACACTAATTTTGAAGTGTTCTGATGGGTTAACTTCCCAACAACCTACAGGAAGCAGCTGACCAGCTTTTGCAGAGAAGATTCTGCGTGAACTTAAATCAAAACCATTACGAGCAAGTCGAGGTTTTGGTGATGGAATTTTGAATAATGACATAATTAATAATTTAATTGAATATTTGTGAGTTTAATAACTCGTTAAGTTCTTTGTTTTTCAAAGAATCATTATGAATCTTTGTATAACGTGCAATATTATCTTTATAGAATTGTGAATGTTTCTGACCTAACATTTGAATTAAGTCGAAGTTCATAAAACCGTCTGGATTATAAAGCATAAAATCATGTATGCCATAAGTTAACATGACATCTTTCCACGGAGAATCATTAAACAAACCTTTCGTACGTGGAAGATAAGAGAACAGTTGTAAATCAAAATCTACAAGATGATGCAAAGGCATATCAAGCTGATTTATATACGCTTCTTGATACTCATATTGTGTGCGAAGTAAGTACATATCTTTGCGATAATAGTAATCTTCAAGCAAATTAACGAATATCTCTGGTGTCATGTGATAACGTTTACACCAATCCAAACATACCAATGTAGCATGAATATCAGTAGTAGGGTAGCATCCAGCTTTGAACTCAAAAGGTAACAAGCCTTTATAGTCTATACCTCTTTGCTCATAATCATACGCAGTTGCATATACTCGTATTCTTTGAGAATGAGATAACGTGCGGTATCCTCGACACTTTGGCAAGAGCCGATTTTCAAGATTACGGGGAGTTGGAACAAATTCAAACGTACCTGTATTTTTGTTAAGCTGATTTGTTCCGTAAGTTCCATTAAGGACATTTTCGCGTAACGCTTCTTCGTCAGACGCACAATACCCGATATAAGGGTGTTTACTTGCCAAGTGAAACGTAGAGGTAAATTCAGTTCGTAAAAACGATGGTAAACGAGTATCGCCGTTAACATATTTCGCAACGTACTGAGATGCGGAGTTGTTGACAAGACTGATGACCGAATTACCGTTCTGCCAAGTTTCACGTATAAGCCGACTAATGTTTCGTTGCAGTTCTTCCGAGTCATACCATAATATGGCGTGATAATGCGGACGGAACGTCCGAGGTCCATACTCTGAACAGATAAAGTATCGAAGTCTAAATTCATTGGTTTTGTTTTTATTTAATTGATAATCAATAGCGGAGCGGAGACGTTTAAACCAATCCTGTACATCTTTTTTACAAGGGTAGGCAAAACAAACTTCATCTTCCATTTTCTGAGGAGGTAAAGAACGGCACACAGAATCAGATAAAAACTTACCCGATTCAGAACTTCTGTTAGAATACCAAACAGGGTGCGTGCCGTCTTTCATTATGAGAGGTTGAAAAAGTGGGATATGGTCATTGTCATATGTCAGTGTAACAAACAAAGAGTAACGATGTTGTTTACATTCGTTCTCAATACGTCTAGACCACGTAGAAGCATAAGTATCACGACAGCGGAAACATTTTCTACAGGGAACATACAAGGTTTCATCAGTATATTTATTATATATACGCTTAGGACTAAGACAACTGTTTATATTACCAAGTACGGACATATTAATGAATAGAATCTGTTACTACATGAGAAGAACGACACTTACCAGCTACACCATGATAGTGAAACTTTTCTGCATCAAATGAGGTCACACAGCTTTGGAAATACAAAGCAACAGAAACAAGGATAAAACCACCAATAGACACTTTAAAAAGGACAGGTGGAAGATTCTTGAGGAAAGGGATAATTTTTTTCATAAAAATATTGTTTAAAGATTTGCCAATCATCATTTTGATGATTTTTTATACGTAGGAAATAGTTATATCTTTCTGTGGAATTAACACAATCAACGCACATAAAGTTATTACAGCCTATAATGTCACGATAAGGACAATTTGCAAAACGAAAGTCAGCGTTTTTATATTTATCCACAGAAGTTAGTACATATGAAGTCAACTGCAGAAGAGAATGAACGGAAAGCAACGTATCTATCTGACATTGTTTCAGAGTCACCAGCTTCTTTCCATCTTACTATATAAGTATGAACACCTGAACGAGGGTCAACATAGTGCTGAATCGTAACAGACATTATAAGATTATGGCGAGTAGTTTGCCATAACATAGGAGTACGCTCATTAAACATAACAGATAAGTTTTAGTTATAAATAAAATTAGATTCAGATAAAAATCTAATAAAATCTGAATAATACGAAAAATCAATAGAATGCTTTTTACCAGAATGGTCAGACCAAGACACAGAATAAACAACATCACCAGATGTTAATAACTTCTTTTTTAAACGGAAGTCGAATAAAACGACTGATACTTTTTTTCTACTCATAACATTAAGTATTTTTATAACTACGTTACAAAGATATAACAAATAAGATAATGG